AGATTGTAAATACTAAAATAAATTTCATTAACGTCCTTGTCCTCTGTAGGGCTTACGCCTAGGCACACGTTTAGAAAATTTTTTACTGTGTCTACCTGGACGTTTCTTTGGTGTTTTCTTTGTATAATTACTTACTCCGAAGAGCGGTTTTCTTTTAGCCATAATCTATCATTGTCTGTCATGGCTATATATTTTATGTGGCCATTAACGTATTGTTTAATCTCTTCGCCACAATTTGTACATTTATAATAATCACGCACTATAGATATAAAAACTACGTTCTCATTACACTCAGGGCACTCACCTACTTCTGTTTCTATGTCTTTAATTAAGTTTTTTAAGAACTTCATTCTGCTATTCCCATGAGCCACAGCATTAAAAAAACATAACAAATAATTTCCATTATCTTATTATACTTAAAATTTTCTTACGATCCATGTATATTTCTGTCTTAGCCTCTACTTTTTTACAAGTAAATACAACTCGCTCTGGGTTGACCTCGTTCTGCGCGATCCTCTTGGATTTCAAACAATCGCTGAGGTTGGGTTTGTATACATGCTCTATCATATTTCCGTTTAAAGTTAAAATTAGTGCGAATACAGTTTCTATCATTTTGTTACCTTTCCTCTGTTTGGTCCATATTTAATTCTGTATTTATGTGTACCTGTACCATTTATCTCTACTTCTTTTTTAAGATCTTTCACATAGCTCATTTGCTTTGCTTTTTTCTCTTGTTCAGAAATATAATCTAAAATTTTTTTAGTGATTCTTTCCATTGCCGTTCCTAATTATTTTTTCTACGTCTTCAGTTAACTTCTCTGTTCTTTTCTTTAAAAATTCTATGTTAACTGCATTGTTTCTCATGCCTTTAATCTCTGCTTCTACATCTTCTAATAAACCACTGACGTGTTCTACAATCATGAAAAGCTCTGCCTCTCCAGCTGATTGACCTAACTCACCTCTTGGATATTTAATTCTAAACTCTGAGTTAGCTTCTAAATCTTTTTGCATCAACTCTATTTGAGTTGAGTGTTGATTAAGTGTTTCCTGTACTCCAAAAAAAGCCCAGGTCCCGATGGCGACCATCGCGATCAGACTAGCAACCGTCTTCATTGGCATTTGTACGGATGCGGATTCAGAAATTTTTAGGGCCATAAATTACCTGTCGAACTTTGACACGATCCAATTCCAGCCAGCTTTTACTTTGTCCCAAACTCTGCAACAAATCGCTTTACATTTATTCATCATGTTTTTTCTCCTCAATTTCGTAGAAGAACTTATCAGTATCTTCTGTTTTCCATTGACTTGTATTTTCTACATTCCACTCAGATGTTTGTACTTTCCAATCTGGCACATTATTTTTAACAGTAAACGAAGGTATATCCCAAATACATCTATTGTTAGGTTGTGCTGCATAGTTCCCGTCGTCTAGGGCTATGATGTGAGCACATTTGTGCTCGTGCGGAATCTCTGAATGGTCCGTATCCAATATATTAGACTCTGGATGTGCAAAGTCAACCGTAAATAAGTATTTACCGTGGTGCCATTTCTTGTCTTTTCCTATGTATTTTCCTGCTTGTGCTTCTAAAATATCCCAAGAATGAACAGAAGGATAATAACTGAAACAATTCCAAAGCTGTAACTCATCAAGTCTACGTCTAGGAACTTTTTTAACGTCATGGCCTCTTTGAATGAACGCAGATATCGGTAGACGATAGAAGACAGCTCCATTTTCCATAATACAATGAAAAAGGAGGGCACGCCCCGTAATAGCCGTAACACCAAAAATAATACAATCTTCAACTTCTCCAACATGTTTCCTAAGGTCATATAGATACTCTTTTCTTATTTGTGCGTACTCCGGTGGTATGTTTGCATTTAGATAAGCCATAATTAATCCTCATTTTATTTCACCCCAGTTGTCTCCACTATCGAAGTCAACTTTGTTTGGTACTTGTAACTCCACTGCTGATTCCATAATTTTAATTATCTCTTCAGCTTTTTTATCTGACTCAACTGATATATCAACTTCGTCATGTATTTGTATATGTGGTATTATACCATTTTCATACAAAGCTACCATAGATTTTTTTGTCATATCTGCGGCAGATCCTTGTATCAATCTGTTCAAGGCCTTGTATGTAAATGCTCTTTTTAAAGGTTCATCATATTCTTTTCTAGCTTGTTCTAATGGTAGTGGTTTATACACACCAAAATGTATTGGCTGCCACAAATCAAAATGACATGCTCTGCCCAGCAGAGTACGTATTTTACCTCTATCATTTGCTTTGTTTGATACATTTTCCATTAGTCTTTTTACAAATGGTGCTTTCATATGATATTGTTTTATTAGTCTTTCTGCTGAATCTTTCATTAGACCCAATTCGGACATCAACTTATTTTTACCCATTCCATACATAAGACCCAAATTGATCGTCTTGGCTTGCTTACGTTCTATGCCTGCCATGTCTGCTACTACCTGGTGGAAGTCTGCATCACCAGCTCTGTATGCATCAACAATTTCATTTACACCTGGTAACTCTTGTAGCTTTGCATAGTGCACAAGTATTCTAGGTTCTTGTTGTGAGTAGTCAAACGTACCCCATTTACATCCCTCTTCGGGAATGAATATTGACCTAATTAAAGGGCCTAAATCCTTATGTCTTGCAGGTATCTGCTGTAAATTAGGGTTAGACATACTAAATCTACCAGTGACTGTACCACCATCATCAGACCTAATTTGATTTATGTCTGCATGTATTCTGTCATTGTGTGAATGTTTTAATATTGTTTCAATAAATGTTGTATGTGCTTTGTTTATCTCTCTCGCACTAGCTATTTCTTTTGCAATATCATGTGGGTGATTTGCCAAAAAGTTTTTTGTAAAACTAGGTTTGTTTGTTTTTGCTGTTCTATCGTACGGTAGTTTTAGATAATCAAATACTTTTGCTATAGAAGCTGCAGCCCATATCTCTACATCAACATTAGTTAACTTCTTTATGTTATGTAATATAGATTTCTCTCTAGATATTAGTTTTGCTTTTATATTGTTTGCTTTCTCTATGTCTACACGCACACCTTTGAATCTCATATCAACAAGACAAGGGAATAATTTTGTTTCTAACTTAAATATGTCTGTTAACTCTTGTGCATACAATTCTGTTTGTAGTCTCTGCCATAGTTTATATGTAGACTCAGCATCTTGTTCTGCATACTGTCCTACATACATAGATGGTAACTTCCATAAATCTTTTTTAGGATCTACCTGCCATGCTTTTGCTGCTGCTTGTAAAACTTTTTCATCCTTACCTTTACCAACATATTCTTTTGCTAATGAATCTAATCTATATGACAATCTGTTTTCGTTTATCAATGATGCAGCTATCATAGTATCCACTATCTTTCCTGATATCTGCATACCATTTCTTCTTAACCAACACACATCATACATTGCGTTGTGAAAGATAAATGTTTTGTTTTCATCTTTGAATAAATCTCTGAGCCAACTAAATACTAATGTTGTATCCATGTTGCCACCATTCTCGTGTCCTATTGGATAATAACCTGACCAACCTTCCACGGCCAACGCTACACCAGCAATGTGTCCATTACCAACCACGTTCCCCGATCCACTCACAGTCAAGTCTGGATCGTAGGTTTCAAGGTCAACGGCTATTTCTTTGTAATGCGTTAAATCTTTTAATTCATCCGGCATTACCCATTCAGTTTCTGGTGAAAACAATGGTGGTTGTGTAGTTCTCATTTGTCAAACTTACATTCACCAGCTATCGCCATGTATGCAGCGGCATCAATGTATGTATCTTCCGTTGGGTTGCCAAACTTTGTTCTCGCAACTTTTAATAAAGCTAACATCACAGCTGCGTCGTGTGCTGTAATTTCTTTATCAAGGTATGCTGACCAAAGTTTACCTATGTTACCGTGATTAACTACCTTATCTCCATACGTCTTTGCTCTTGGTCCAGAGATAAGTTCTTTTGCTGTTTGTAATGCTTCTTCTGATTTCATAATATATAGGCCTTGTTAAAGTCTTTTGGATCTACAATATGTAACTCTTTCTTCGTTCTTGTTGTTCCAGTATAAAACAATCGATGTAATTCATCGGGATCATTCTGGAATGTTTCAAGTGCTGAATTAGTTAAGTCCTGTAGAATAAGAACTTTGTTGGCCTCTCCTCCTTTTGCTCCATGTATTGTTGACATTATTATACGAGGATTAATATTTATCTTCTCTCCATTAGCCCTCATATTCCTTATATAGTTTTCTGTGAAAGTATCAAGTCCTT